GCTGTGCGCCCATGTTATAGACCACATGAATTGCCTGATGGCCTGAGTTGCCACCAGTTCTGATCTCGCCCACCTTGCCAGATAAGCCACCACCCGTTGAACCTGTGATCCGTTTTGCACCCCACCGCTCACCGCCTTGGGCATAGCAGTATTTCTCGCCTTCAAATATCTTGGCTTCTTCCCCGTATTTATCCCACCACGCACGGTCGCAGGCATACAAGATGTCAGCCCACGGTGCAAGCCTGAAGGTGGTGTTGACCACACACACCTTGCCCTTGCCTGCATCTCGCCAGTCCTTGACTAGCGCAACATCAGATTCCGTCAGTGACGGGCCAGATGCTATGACTACCCAATCAGACACCCAGCACCCTGTGTGGATGCAGTAGGTATTCAAACGTCTTGGGCAGTTCAGTGGCAATCGTGCCAACCACCACATTCTCACGATGCTCATACATCTGACCGACCATCAGCAGAATGGCCTGCTTAATTGATGACGGGATCAGGTCAGCACTAGCAGGTGATGTGCCTGACCCATAACCCACCGTCAGATCAATTGTCAGCTTGCTCAAGCCCTTTTCAACATCAGGTGGCTCAACAATGCGTATTCTTGCTGGAACGCTGGCAGAATCGACCTCATAGCCTGTCAGCGTTTGTGTCGCACCATCACGGTCAACATAGGTGATTGAGTCAACTGAAATGACAGGATAAACGGGCAGATTGATGATCACCTCACCGTCAGCGTTTTCTGTCGGGAAGTCATCACGCTTTAGGCGAACGGTGCGTTGTGCCAAATAGCGTTGCAGATAATCCTCAGCCGCACCTGTGGCAGCGTCAATGTATAACTCAATCAGGTCATCGTCAGGATGTGAACCATTTTCCACGAACAGACGAAGGTGACTCTGCGTCTGACTCAGCGTCACTGGCCTGTACGCTGGTTGCGTCAACTGCGTCACGCTCCAATTGTTTTTGATCGTCTCGTTCATGCTTCACCTTTGGTTTCGCCACTTTGGTTTTGTAGCTTACAGCACCAGCGGCTGCCGCTTCTTGCATTGCCGCCTTTGGAATCTCTTGGCCTTCTTTAATCCATCCGTATCTAACACTGAAAAACTTGTCTTTGGCTTTCATGTCTTACTCCCATTGAAGGGAGGCCACCCCGAAGGGTGGCGCTCCACAGGGTCTTACAACGTCAAGTCGCCATACCCCACACCAGCAGGTGTGAACACGCAAAGCGCAGCACGCAACTCGGCACGAACTGTGACCAAGTTTGACTGAACGTTGGTGTCGTCTTGCTCAAACATTTCAACAGTTGCACCAGAACGCTGGAACAATGTCATGCTTGAAGGATCGACAACGTAGAACTTGCCAGAAGGCACGTTGTTGTTTGGTACAACTTGCATGCCCCAAATCATTGGAACAAGACCGCCTTGCAGGTAGTTCAACGCAGCGCCATCACCAGCAATGTACCGATCATCGGAAGCACCGACTTTCAAGCGCTCCATCGCACCCCAATCAGCTGGGTTCAAGAACACAGCAGTGGGGTTGTAGTCACGACCGATCATGGCGTACTTGGCTTTGCTGATGCTGTCAAATGAGTTGTCACCAGTTGCAGGTGTAAACGCAGTGTGGCGACCAGCAGATGACAAACCAGCCAAGTTGGGCGCAGTGCCATTGCCTGACAGGATTTGTGACTCAAGACGCTGACGGATACCGAAGCGCAAGCGTGAATCAATGTATGACTCAAGCGCAGGGGCATCGTCAAGCACTTGGCGTGATAACTTCAACCAGTGTGCAACAGTGCGAACTGGATCATTGACCAACTCAAACAGCACGTCTGATTGTGGCTTAGCACCGCCCTCAGCAACTTCAGCAGCGTTGTTGGTGAATCCAGGCGGTGAATCTTCCGCTGGGATTTCACGGGTGTATTCCATGCTGTTTGAAGATGTCGCACCAGTTGGAATGAAGTCCAAGATGGTGTGCTGGCGGAATGGGCCTGGGACAATACCAGGCAGACGGTCATAAGGTACAAGCACACGATCTGGGTCTTGCGGTGAACCGCTTTCACCCAAGATGGTGTTCTTGACTTCGATGCGTGCAGACTTGGTGTTGCCAGCCATGAAAGACTTGAACGCTTCACTGTCAACAGCCGCTTGACCGATGCTCTTGCGAACTTCTGAGCCAGCAGACATTTTAGCAAGTGACGCAGTTTCAAAGTCAGCAAACTTGGCAGCCAACTCGTCTGATTTTTCAATCAGGCTTTTGTGCTCTTCAGCCAATGACTTGACTTCATCACGCACTTCGTTGGCGGCAGATTTGCTTTCTTGTACCTGCCCTTCATATTTCTCAATTGCTGAGTCCAAAGATTTTTCGACAGCAGCAATGAGTTCATCAGTTTTGATTTCGCTCATTTTTTATTTCCTGTTTCAGATTTGAGTTTCAGCGTTTTATACAAACGCCAGTTCAAGTTTGCCAAAACAGCATCACCGCTGTCTGCTTTAGAATCAGAATCACTCTGACTCAAGGCTTTAATCTGCGACACAATGGCAGTCGCAGCAGCCCGACTAAGACCGCAAGCATCACGCAGGCAGTTCTCAGCATCCTTGAGATTTTCGCACTGGGCGATTGTCTCTTTAATTCCTTTCACTTCATCAATCTTTGCACCCAAGTCAGCAGGCTCTTCAACCACGCTGATTTCAATGAGTTCAATCTCAGTCAGGGTGCGGATGCCAGTTTCTTTGTCATCCTCATATTCTTTCGGGATGTAGCCGATAGACAGACCGTCAACAGCGCCAAACTTTAAGCTGGCATAGACATCTTCAGCGACTGAATGGCCTGGGGTGAGTTGGCCTTCAACATATAGACCTTTCTCATCCTCCATCATCTTTGTCCATTTGCCGATGACTGGGCCGAAGTGATTCCAGCGCATTCGCACTGGGCGCTCACGGTCTGCAATGGTGTCGGAATATGCACCCATAGCCACCGTGTCACCGTAGGAATCAACGCCACCAAAGACTGACGCATACCCCTTGATCATGCGGTCATCATCGTCAAAGTCAATCTCAGCAACATCAAGTTTGATTTGTTTGTACTGCATCATCCTTCCTCTGCCATTTCAATTCTGGCGTTTGGTGTCATAGTTCCTGCATCACGATCAGCCAAAGGCACGATTGCACCATTGGCGTACAAGATGTCACCGCCTTCCATTGGCGGCAAATCCTCATCACGTCTTGCTTCGTTTGGCGTGATGATGCCAGCATTGATGCCAGCACGGTTCGATTCCATGCGCTCTTTTTTGTCCAAGCGCAATACATCGTCAAAGTCATGGACCACACGCATGCGTGCCTTGCGACCTTCTGGCAACAAGTTCTGGCGCATTGATTCTGCAAGTGAGTTGACACGGTTGCGCAGTGATCGCTTGTACCAGCCACGCATGATCTCTGAGATACCTGAACCCCAAGCGGTTGTGCCTGCTGTATCGTTGATCAATACACTTGGCACATCCATGAAACGGGCGACATCCTCAACTTGAAAGCGCCTTGAATCTAGCAACTGAATGTCAGTCGGGTTCATGCTGATCGGCTGGAACTTCATTGATGCCTCAAGCACCATCAGCGTGTCCGTGCCACCTTCTGTCAAATCCTTGAACCGTTGACGCACCAATTGGCGCTGATCGTCTTTAAGCGTGCCATCAATGGTCAGCACACCCGATGGCTTGCCTGCGTTCTTAAACACCTGACCAATTCTGCGGTCACCAGCAAGTCCAACCGACACAGCGTTGCGAGCATAGGCCAGCGGTGCAAGGCCAACAATGCCATTGCCAAACATCTTCCAATGCCAGATATTCTCGGAGGCATAAGTGACAACGCCACCATCATGGTGATAGTGATATACCACCGTGCCATCTTTAAGCAGTTCAGTTTCAACCTGACCGCTATTCAAGCAGGTCAATCCAATCAGCCTGTCACCTGATTTGATCTTTAATGCGTACGCATTACCAAACACCACATGGTTCAGCACAAAGGTTTCAAAGAACTCAACCCTGTTTTGATAACGGTTGACCCGACCGTTAAGCAGAATCCCTAAGTCTGTGTCAGTTGTTTCAGCCCAGTTCCCGTCAACCATTTCCTCAATCTTGACAGGCAAGCTGGCAATTGTCTCAGCCCATAGCCTAGCAGCCGCCCAAAATGCTGACAGTTGCATGGCGGTGTCAAAGGTTACAGGCTCAA